TACTTACCAAGACCACACATCCAACTATCGGATGATGTACTACACGAACCACGCTGACCTTGGCAATCAGAACGTCACGTCAATTCTCAAGCGCCTCAAGGCCGTGGTGATCGGCGGTACAAACCAGTTTGTGACCATGAAGTGGGGCTTTGATTTTCTAACCAACTACCAGTCGGCCAACGTGCTCATTCCCGTGCAGGGCATCTCTGAGTACGGCGTTGCGGAGTATGGCGCCAACGGGTCGCCCGTGGCTCAGTATTCCGAAGGTGTGGCGCTGCAAACCTTGTCGGTCAATGCGTCGGGCAGCGGTAAAATCGTGCAAACAGGCTATGAGTCGAACATCAACGGCTCGCCGCTGTCAATTCAACGGATTGAGATTCAGTCCAAAGACGGGAAAGTATCATGAGCAATTACACCAAGAGCACCAACTTCGCGACAAAAGACGCGCTGACTTCGGGCGATCCGCTGAAGATCGTCAAGGGCACGGAGATCGACACCGAGTTCAACAACATCGCCACGGCTGTGGCGACCAAGGCTGACTTGGCGTCGCCTACGTTTACCGGAACGCCCGCCGCGCCTACCGCGTCCGCGGGCACTAACAGCACACAACTTGCGACTACGGCTTTTGTGCAAGCTGCGCTTCAAACTTTGTATCCAGTAGGCTCCATCTATATCAACGCTGGTGTGACCACCAACCCGGCGACGTTGCTCGGCTTCGGCACTTGGGCAGCCTTCGGCGCTGGTAGAGTCATGGTTGGCTTGGATGGCAGTGATGTTTCATTCGACACATTAGAAGAAACTGGCGGTAGCAAGGACGCTATTGTTGTGTCCCATAGCCATACTGCCACATCATCGTCTAGTTCTTCATTTACAGGTTCTCCACTAGCTGCTCACGCACATACGGTGGGCGGTCCTACTAGCGGTGGAGGTTCTGGGACTTCATTTGGAAATGTGCTTGAATCCCCTACATCTATTTCTACATCAAGCGTGTCTGGCGGTACTCCTTCTGGTTCGGTAAGCACATCAACTTCCACTACGGTTAACTCCACAGGCTCCAGCGCCACTGACGCTAACCTCCAGCCGTACATCACTGTGGCGATGTGGAAACGGACAGCATGATCTCCCACCACTTCAGCGATGGTCTGTACGCCAAGCAAGCGGTTATCCCCGCAGGCACAGCTATTCTGAAGCACACGCATGAGTTCAGCCACCTGTCTATTCTTGCCCAAGGCAAGGTGGCGGTGCTGCGCGGCACGGAGATTGACATTGTTGAAGCGCCAGCCTGCATTGAGATCAAGGCTGGTTTGACGCACGGCGTCAAGGCGATCACGGATTGCGTTTGGTTTTGTATTCACGCCACCGATGAGAAAGACCCGTCAAAGGTGGACGACGTTTTGATTGGAGATTGATATGCCTATTACAGCAGCCGTGATTGGCGGAGGCGCTTCCTTACTGGGTGGACTGCTCGGCGGCAGTTCCGCCCGTAGAGCCGCGCAGACCCAAGCCGACGCCCAGACCCGCGCAGCGCAGCTCGCGGCTGAAGAAGCCCGCTTTCGCCCGGTCGGTATCACAACGCGCTTTGGCACGTCGCAGTTCCAGATGGGCATCCCCGGCGTTAACGCGCCTGTAGCCACTGACTTCGCGACGCCGGAAGAATTTCAAGCCGCGCAAAGCGCGTATCAAACGCGGCTGCAAAGAGAAGGCCGAGTCACAGGCGCGGGCTACGAGCTAGACCCTCAACTGCGGGCCATGCAAGACCGCTTCTTGGGTCTGGCAGGCGGTGGGCTGACGCAAGCCGAGGGAGCGCAGCAGCAGTTCGCGCCTTTGGGCCAAGCGGCGCAGGGTCTGTTTGGCCTTGGCCAGCAATACCTGGCGCAGTCACCTCAAGAGGCCGCGCAGCAGTACATGGCCGGGCAGCAGAACCTTTTGGCCCCAAGCCGTGAGCGCCAGTTTGCGCAGCTCCAGAACCAATTGTTCCAGACTGGCCGTGGCGGTCTGTCGGTCGGCGCGACAGGCGCTCGTCCAAGCGGTGCTGCGGGTCTTGGTGCTGCCAACCCCGAGATGGAGGCGTACTACAACGCTTTGGCCCAGCAAGACGCTGCGCTGGCGGCCAACGCCATGCAGGCCGGGCAACAGCAGACAGCGTTCGGTGCGGGTCTGTTCGGCACTGGTGGCAACCTACTCACGCAAGGCTACGGCGGCCAGGCTGCGGCTCTGGGCCCGTATCAAGCGTACCTGCAAGGTGCAACTAATTTGGAAGCCCTTGGCCAAGACCCGTTGAACCTTGGCTCGGCGCTTGGCGGGCGCATAGCCAACCCCGCAGGCGGTCAGGCGCTCTTGCAAGGTGGTATGGGCGCGGCGCAGAGCCAGTATGCGGCCAACGCCTACAACCCGTTTGCCACGGCTTTGGTCGGTGCGTCGCGCAACCCTGCGCTGATGCAAGGCGCAGCCAATATGTTCGGCGGTGGTGATGCAAGGGGCTATATGCCGACCAATTTTGGAACTGGGTCTGCGTTTGGCAACCAAGACCTCGGCGCGTTTCTCTAAGGAGTAAGACATGGCAGAAATTGTGCAATCCTTGTTCGGCGTGTCGCCGGAGTCTTACCAGCAGGCCCAACAGCAGCGGGCCGATGCCCAGGCGCTGCAATACGCGCAACTGACGCCCTTCCAGCAGGCGAACTACGCCATTGGCCGTGGCGCCAACATGCTGGGCGGCGCGATCGGCGGTGCTCTCGGTGGTCAAGACCCTGAATTGCAGCGCGTCACGATGCGTCAGCAGATCGCACGTCAGCTCAACCCGAATGACCCCTCGTCCATTGAACGTGCTATCGCCGCGCTGTCGCAAGCGGGCGACGCGCAGGGCGCGATGATGCTGCAAGGCGAGTACCGCAAGCTGCAAGAAAGCAACGCTTTGGTGGGCCAGCGCGGTGCTGCTGAAAAGGCGTCGTTGGCGCAGGCAGGAAAGATTCAGTTGAGCGTTGAACAAGACGCCGCGTTGCGGGCTGAGTTGGCTAAACTTGGCCCCAACGCTACCGAAGACATGATTCGCGGCGTGGTGGTGAAGTATGGCGACCCAGATAAAGTTCTGGCTGCGCTGACTTCTGCCGCTACACGCGCCGAAGACCGCGAGGCCCGCGCAGATGCTGCCAAACTGGCGGCAGACGCCCGCGCAGATGCTGCCAAACTGGCGGCAGACGCCCGCGCAGATGCTGCCAAACAGGCAAACGATGCCAAGATTGAGGCGGCGCGAATTCAGGCAGAAGCTAGGTTGACCGCAGCACGAGAGGCAGGCGCGACCCGCGTACAGTTGGCGCAGATTGCGCAGCAGAATAAGACTGACTTGGCGCAGTTAACGGCTTCCCTAAAAGGCCCTAAAGTTTTGTCATCCGCGCTGCAAAAGGAAGAAGACAAAGAACTGGAGCTGGTCGATTCACTGACAGCGCGATCCCAGGCTTTGCAGCCTGCGGTGGCTTCCTTGACGCCGGACCCAGTGACCAAGAAATCACCTTTGGCTCTTGGCCCTATCAACAACCTGCGCTATCAAGCGCAAAACGCAGCGGGCAACTCTACGCCTGAGAGCCGCGCTTATGCGCAACTGCAACGCTCCGTGCAAGAAGCGACTAACTTGAAGACGGATGCTGCCAAGGGCGTGCAGACCGACAAGGACGTGTTGCGCTTCGCCAACGAATTGATTGCTGCGTTTGGCAAGAACGACACTCAGACTACGCTGGATGCGTTGACGAACTTTGTCAAGTCAACCGACACGGCTCGGGTCAACGCTCAAAAGCGCATCGACAGCCGCCGTAAATCGCAGGGCGTCGAGCCGTACTACGGCGCACAAGCTGGCACGCCGCAAAACCCAATCAAACTGGATTAAAAATGGCCACTGTCTACGAATACAAAGGCGTTTCATACGAGCTGCCGGACGGCCTCTCAAACGAGGCCGCGCTGGCACGCATCAAATCTAGTTTGGGTGGGCAAGCGCCCGCATCAGAAGCAGACGCCGAAACGGCGCGTTTGGCGGCGCGTTTTCCTGCGCCAGCAGCCGCCCCGGCTCCAACAGCTCAGGCACCCGCGCCAGCGCAGCCGAGCATGGCCGATCAGCTTGGCCGTCAAGCCGGGCTTGCGGGCCGCGCTGTTGTCCAAGGTTTGTCTGCGCCAGCCAACATCGTCGGCGATTTCTTGAGCGGCGCAGGGAACTTGGCCCTTATGGCTACGGGTTCTGAGCGCCGCATCCCCACTATGTCGCAAATGCAGAGCCAAGGGTTGACGCAGCTTGGCGTGCCTGAGCCACAGACGACAGCCGAGCGTGCGGCCCAAGCAGGTATGCAGGGCCTTGTGTCGGCTGGCGGTATGGCCGCTGCGCTTCCTAAAACGGTGTTTGGGGCAAACTTGGCGCAGCAACTGCCTGCGGCTACCGCCGCACCTTTGGTTGCGCAGCCTGTAGCCGAAGAAGTCAAAGCCTTGACTGGCAGTGACTTAGCGGCGCTGGTCGCCAGCATCGGTGTATCCGGCGCAGTGGGCAGCAGCGCGGGCAACATTGCCAACCGAGTGGCATCTGGCAAACAGACCGTCCCCACGATGGAACAAGTGCGCCAAAACGCGCAGCGGTCTTACACCAAGGTCAGTGATCTGGGCATCAAACTGACCTCGGCAAACGCCAATAGCTTGGTTGATAAGCTCAAGACGCGGTTGGACGCCAAGGATTACATTCCCGAAAACGCAGCGCCCGTCAAAAACGTCGTATCGAAGATAGAAAGCATTGCTGCTCGTGGTGATGTGTCATTCGATAACGTCGATAAGATGCGCAGTTTGGCCAACACTTTAAAGGGCGATACGGACGCCAATGTGCGCCGCTTGGGCAGTGAGTTGATCGCGGGCATTGATGAGCACGTTGCAGCCCTCAAGCCCCGCGATGTCAGCGCAGGCGCGGGTGGCATTGATGAAGCTGTGAAAACTATTGCCAGCGCTCGCAAAGATTGGCGTAATCTGAGCCGCGCTTCTATGCTAGAAAACATCTTGGATGTCGCCGAGACGCGGGCGCTCAACCCAACGGCGTCTGAGAGCGAATTGATACGGCAAGGCTTTATTGCGCTTGCGGCTAACAAAAACAAATTGGCGCTGTTCAATGAAGCGGAGCGCAACGCCATCAAAGCGGTCGCCAAAGGCAGCTCACTTGACCCGCTACTGACCTTGGCGGCTAAGTTCAACCCCCAACGCAGTCAACTGATTGCCGCTGGCGGTATCGGTGGCGGTATAGCCAGTCCTGAAACGCTGGTATACACCGCCCCTATCGCAGCGGCTGGTTTCACCGCCGACAAGTTGCAAGCGCTGCTGCGTCGGCAAGCGGCAGACCGCGCCATCGGCGGTTTGCTGACGGGCACTACCGCGATGCCCGCAGCGTCTCAGTACAGCCGTGGTTTGCTCAGTACGATCATGACCCAACCGGGCATCCAAGAATAAGCCTCAGAGCCGTCCCTTGGACAGCTCATGCTTATTCAGCGTGGGCTTGACGCTTGGCTTGGCCCTAGAGTAAATGCCAAACAGCTTGTAATCGGTGTTGGCTGCCACGCCCTTGGTCCGGTACGCAGCGTCTTTCATAAAGATGCTCGGGCGCGGGTCTTTCTTCCATTCAAACGGGTTCATACAGTCTCCACAATAGGCCGCGCTTTCTTAAGGCGCACGGTTTCATTTACAAAATTCAGCGCCGCTTCCAACTGCCGGACCGTCACAGTCTCCAGTTGGGCGTCGTGTATCTCCATCGCCAGGTTCAGCGCCGTCAGCTCGTCACCGCGCACGATGAAGCGGCTCGCCAGACCCCGGCGAGCGAGCGTATAGAGCGCGTCTTGCGCTGCCCGCAGCTCCGGCATCCAGTCGCTGCCAATACCCTGCCGGGCCAGCGCCTCGGCGATGTTGAGCGCATTGATGATGATGTCGATCTCTGCTCTCGTCGCGCTGCCCAGCCGAAGCGTGTTCATCGCGTCGTGGTTCCTGATCTTGATCGTGGCGCTTGCGCTGACCTCATCAACCCGCTTGAGCCCCGACTGCACCCACGCCATGTTGTCCAGGCGCACGCCCTTGGGTTTGTACTTGCTACGCTTTTTCATGGCTATCACTTTGCGTAAAAGTACACGCAGGTCGCCAAGAAGGTCAGCCACACTGCACCGACAATGCTAAGTAGCACCCACTCGGCCAAGTACCTGAGCTGCTGACGCCAGACAGACGTGGGCAGCGGGTCAGCGGCCCGCATCACGGGTTTGTACTTAGCAACACGCACCGGGCAATCCCTGCCCTGGTGGCAGTCTCCAAAATCATCGCAGCAGTTCATTTGAACTCCCTCAGTTGGTGTTTTAAATCCCGAATCTCGCCTTGCGCTTTAAGTGCATTGGCGCGGGTGCGTTGGTAGTCGCTCGTGGCTTCCTTGGCCGCCGCGAGTGCCTTGTCCAGCTTTTTGGCCTCACGCTTCAAGATGCGCGTGTGCTCTTTGCGCAGGGCGGCAAGCGCAGGCTCGGTGATCGCTGTGACTTGAGCCTCCGTCAACGCCACTGTGACCACGGGGGCGCGGTAGATTTTGGCGGTCATGTGTTTACCTCCTTGAGTGTCCGCATCGTCATTGCTATTGCCATATTTTTTGTCAGCGCCATTTCGTCTATCGTTTTAATCTGCTCATCCGTCAGATCAACCCATGTGCGCTGTGGTGGCTGTGCTTCCTGAACACCTACAGAACCCCTGTTTGGATTTGCCATGCCTTTTATTTGTTCGTCTTTAGTCATTTGATGATCCTCAGAAAAACGCCACAACGGGCGCATTTGTACAGGGGCTGGCCTTCGACGGGCTCCCAGCGATGCTGACACTCGTTCATGGTGTCACCGCCTTCATTTCCCAGCCCAGTTGGAAGTACGACCAGCGGGTTTGAAGTGATG